CGATCATCCCGTTCAACACCTCGCTGAGCGTGACCAGCGCAGGCGCATCGGTCAATGCAAGCCGCAACAGCGATGTCTGATGAGTTACTACTCGGCTCCGTTCACGTTCAATTTTGACACCTCAAGCATCGACGCCGATGCGGGGGCGGTCGATATTGACTGTGGGGCGCTGTACACTGCCTGCAAGCTCGCACAAGCATCTGTCGAAGGGATTATCTATGACCGCATCGCCGCAGGATCAGGACTCAATTCCCTTGGTCCAGGAGTACAGGTCGGCCTCACCGTCGAGCTATTGGGGTCGTGGCAGCTTCGGTTCCCATCAGGCAATTACGTTGCCAGAATCGCCGGCGGCAATCTCATCGGAGGCCCCGGTGGCGACCCCATCGCGTATACCGCTGGCGTCCAGACACTTTTGATTCAAAGCGCGGCATCGACTGTTGTGACCGCTGGTGGCAGTGTGCCAACGGCCGCGCAGAACGCGGCAGCGGTCCGGGCAAACTTTGAGAGCGGCGCACCGGTGCCGGTCGATGTCCAGTTGATGAATTCGGCCACGGTCATCGGCGACGGGTCTGAGGCTGATCCGTGGCGAGGCGTCGGTGTTTCACCGTAGCAGTTTTTCGACCAAGTCGTTTCTACCGCGGTCCTGGCGGTTCTCGGGGATTGGCGCTGCGGTGGGCGGCCTGCTGGTTTATTTGCGCCGCCGCCGTCGCCGTTAGAATAGAATCGCGCAACGAAAGGACTTCACCATGGCGTCTGATGTCACCATTGCCAATCGCGCACTGACGAAGCTCGGCGCCGATCGCATCCTTCTGCTCTCCGATGAGACGCAGTCTGCGCGCGTCATCAACAGCATGTTTTACGACGTGCGCGATGCCGAGATCCGGCGCTACACCTGGAAGTTCTCGATCAAGCGCACGAGCTTGTCGGCGCTGGTCGAGGCTCCTGCTTGGGGTTACCAGTACCAGTACCCATTGCCTGACGACTACCTCGGCCTGGTGCAGGTCAACGAGTTCTATTCGCGCCCGCGCGACCGCAAGGCGCCCTGGTCGATTGAGGGCGGCAGGCTGCTCTGTGACTTCGAGGCGCCCCTCAATGTGCGCTACAAGGCCCGGATCGAAAACGCGGGGCTGTTCGACCCGCTGTTCGTCGAGGTGTTCGCCTGCAAGCTGGCGATGGAGGCCTGCGAGGCGCTGACGCAATCAAGCACAAAGCACGACGCCGCAGCCCAGGCCTACAAGTTCGCGCTGTCCGAGGCCGCCCGGCAGGACGCGCTCGAGAACCCGCCTGAAGAGTTTCCGTGGGGCTCGTTCCTGGACGCGAAAGAGGCTGACTGATGGGCAAGTCCTCGCCTATTCTGGAGAACTTCAACAGCGGCGAAATGTCGCCATTACTGGCCGGTCGCGTTGGGTTCGACAAGTATCCCAACGGCGCATCGCTGCTTGAGAATTTTATCCCGACGACGCAGGGACCAAACCAGCGCCGGGCCGGCACGCGCTACGTCTCTGCGGTCAAGGACAACAGCAAGAGGGTGTTGCTGGTCCCGTTCGAATACTCGGTGACCCAGGCCTACATGCTTGAGTTCGGCGACTTCTACGTGCGCTTCTACACTTGGGATGCCATCACCAAGGTCCGCGGCATTCTGGAGTCGTCGCCTGGCGTGCCGGTCGAGGTGGTCACCCCCTATTCGGTGGCCGACCTTTACAACGCCGACGGCACCCCGCGGTTGCGCTTTGTGCAGTCTGGCGATTTCCTGTATTTGGCGCACTCAAGCTATCAGCCGCGCGTGCTCAAGCGCACGACGGCCACGTCGTTCACGATCAGCCTTTACGATGTCACGGGCGGGCCATGGAAGGCGCTTAACGACACGGCAACGACTGTCTATGCGTCCGCTCAGACCGGGTCGGTCACGCTTATTGCCAGCGCCAACATTTTTCAGGCTGGCCACGTCGGGTCGCTGTTCTACCTTGAGGCGCGAGACGTTAATTCCATCCCTGCTTGGGAAACCGGCAAAGCCACGTCAGCCGGCGACCGCTGTCGTTCTGACGGCAAGACCTACGAGGCGCTCAATTCGCACCATACCGGCACCGTCAGGCCGACGCATACCGAGGGCGCCCTGTTTGACGGTCACACAGGCATACAGTGGCAGTACCGCGACTCGGGCTATGGGTACGTGCTCATCACCGGGTTCACCAGCGCGACCACGGTCACCGCAACCGTGGTTGATCGGCTGCCGTCGCAGGTTGTTGGGTCTGGACTGGCCACTACCCGGTGGGCGTTTGGCGAGTGGTCTGCGGTCGAAGGGTGGCCATCAAACGTGGTGTTTTTCCGCGAGCGACTGTTCTTTGGCCGTGGCCAGACATTGTGGGGATCGGTGTCGGCAGACTTTACCGACTTCTCGCCCAAGACCTACGGTCAGGTGACGGCCGACATGGCGGTCACCGTTGCGCTGGTGTCGGGCAAGATCAACGACGTCCAGTGGCTGGCGGCCGATCGAGACCTGGTGGCCGGCACGGCGGGCGGCGAGTTTGCAATCGGCGAGTTGACCAACGGCGAGCCGCTGGGCCCGGCCAACAAGCGATCGCGCGTCATCTCGACGTTTGGTTCTCGAGCAATTCCGCCGATCAAGAACATTGAGTCGCTGCTGTTCGTTCAGCGTTCCGGCCTGAAGGCGCGAGAGGCGTCGTTCGACTTTGGTTCGGACGGTTACAAGTCAAGCGATACCACCGTGCTGGCCGAGCACATCACGGCATCCGGCATCACTCAGATGGCCTTTGCTCCCGACCCCGATCAGGTTGTTTGGTGCATTCGCGCTGATGGTGCGCTGGTGGGTTTTACCTGGAACAACGAGCAGGCTGTGCGCGGCTGGCACCGGCACCCGATCGGCGGCGCTGGAATAGTGGAGTCGATCGCTGTTATGCCCGCGGCCGAGGGCGATCGGTCCGAGTTGTGGCTGGTTGTCAGGCGCACCATCAATGGCCAGACAAGGCGCTACGTTGAGTATCTTGAGCGCCCGTACCGCGTTGGCGACACGCAGGCCTCGCAGTTTTATGTGGACTCTGGCCTGACCTACACCGGCGCGGCGGCCACGACAATCTCGGGCCTGTCGCACCTCGAGGGCCAGACGGTCAGCGTGTTGGTGAACGGCGCGCCTCACCCGAATGTCGTAGTGACCTCTGGCGCCATCGCCCTGCAGATCGCGGCCACGACAGCACAGGTCGGCTTGCCGTGCCCGGCGCGGTATCGATCGATGCGGCTTGAGGCCGGCTCGCAGGATGGCACGAGCCAGGGCAAGACCAAGCGGATTCACAAATGCGTGTTGCGACTGCTGCACACTGGCAGCGGCAAGTATGGTGCCCTCAATGGCGGCGCGATGGACAGTCTGCTGCTGCGTCCGTCTGCGGCGGCCATGGATCAGCCGACCCCGCTGTTCACCGGGGACAAGGTGGTGCCTTGGCCTGATGGGTACAACACGGACGCTTACGTTGGGTTCGAGATCGACCAGCCGGTGAATGCCGTCCTGGTGGCCATCATGCCCCAAATCGTCACCAATGACGCGCGATGATTCGGCTCGTTCCTCTGCGGGCCGTTCACCTGTCTGTGCTCGAGCTTCAGGACGCGCAGAGCTACTTCTCGGGCGAGCTTTCCAGCCGGGAGTACGCGCTCGGCCTTGAGCGGTCCGGGCAGGCCTTTACCGCGCTGTCTGGCGATCGGGTCATTGCCTGCGCCGGGCTGACCGAGATCTGGCCAAATCGCGCCGTGGCCTGGTCGCTGCTTTCCAAGGACGCCGGCCAGCACATGCTCAGCATTCACCGGCTCGCCGCGGGGTTCCTAAAGGCCTCGAAATACAGGAGAATTGAGGCGTGGGTTGACGAGGGCTTTATGCCCGGGATGCGCTGGCTGGATCTCTTGGGCTTTACTCTGGAGACGCCCGTCCCGATGCGTGGGTTTCGGCCCGACGGCGGCGCATGCTTTCTATTTTCGAGGGTCACATAATGGGTCCATTAGCTATTGCATCTGGTGTGCTTGGCGGAATCGGCGCGATTCAGCAAGGCCGGCAAGCCAACGCGGCCGCGCGGTCTGAGGCCAACATGGCCGAGTACAACGCCAAGATGGCCGAGATCCAGACCGGCCAGACCTATGCGGCTGCCGGCGTCAAAGAAGAGCAGATCCGGCGCCAGGGTCGCGCGGCGATCGGCCAGCAGCTTGCGTCAAGCGCGCAAGCCGGCGCTGGCCTGAATGCCGACCTGTTGCGCGAGTCGATCTTTGGCATCGAAGAAGACGCCATGGCGATCCGGTATGACGCCGACTTGAAGGCGGCGGGCTTGAGAGACGCTGCTGCAATTCAGCGGTCTGGCGCGCAGGTGTCGCGCGATCGAGGCCGGCGCGCGGTCACTGCTTCGTATCTCAACGCGGCGTCGTCCATGCTGGGCGCTGGCACCAGCTACTACGGCACGGCGGCCAAAATCAACGCGGCCAAGACTGGCGTATCAGGGAGGGTTGGCTGATGGTTCGCGCAATTCCGGTCTATCAGCGTCAGGCGCTCGCCGGCGGCACTCAGTCGGCGCCTGGCGCTTCAAGCAGCGTATCGCCCAACGACCCCGCTGCCGCGGCGCTGGTGGGCCTCGGGCAGGCCGTTGGCAGTGTGGGCTCGGCAATCGGCGAACAGGAGTTCTACGACGCTCGCGTGGCGGCCAGGAACGCTGAGATTGCTGCGGCTGAAGCAAAGAAGGCCGTCGAGAATGCGGCGGCTGTCGATGTCTCAAACGTGCTGTCGCAGGGCGATGTGTACTGGCAGGAAGATGCCACTCGGCGCATGAAGGCCTGGAAGGTCGGCGATCCGGACATGCGCGAGGCGATCGGCACCGACTTCGACAAGTGGGTTGCTGATTCGACCGCCAAGCTGCCGACCGACGCGTC